TGAGAAGAAAACTCTCCGGACCCTGTGACCGCCTACGCCCTGGCGGTTCGGGCCGGGGAGCGGGTCGTCCCGCCTGCGGTTCGGGCCGCGACCGAGCGACACCTTGCCGACCTCGATCGAACGGATCTTATCTGGCGGCCGGAGGTCTGGATCGGGATCGCCGAGTGGGCCGAGAAGCATCTCCGGGTTTTGAAGAGCGGGGAGGAGGAGCCGTTTCGGTTCCTCGAGTGGTTCGCCTTCGCCGCTGGGGCCGCCGTCTCCTGGTTCCTCCCCTCCGGCCGGCTCAGATTTCGAGAGGTCTCAATCGAGGTTGCGAGAGGGGCCGGGAAGAGTACAAGCCTCGCCGCCTTGATGTGTCACCGCCTCGCCTCTGATGAGTGGCGCCGATGCCGGATCTACGCTGTGGCCCAGACGACCCGACAGGCGAAACAATGCCTCCATGCCCCGATCTCCGACATGGCCGCCCTCTCGGATCTGCCGCTCCGCCCATCGTCGACAACGAACCCTGAGCCGTACGTCAGGGGCACCGATCAACACGGGGGGGAACTCCGGATGCTCCCGGCGATGGGAGGCCGGCTCCAGGGACTCGTCCCCTCGATGTGGGTGCTGGATGAACTCGGGGAGACGAAGGATCCAGACTGGCTCGAGGCCGTCGAGCAGAGCCTCTCCAAGGACTCCCGGTGTCAACTCTGGAGCATCACGACCCCGCCACCCCCGAACCTCGCCCAGGCCTCGGCGCCGTACATGAGCCGGAGATCAGCATGGGAGGGCGCGATCGATGGGAGCCGGGACGATGTGCTCGCTGTCTGGTATGGAATCCCGGAGGAGGCGGAGATCGAGGAGGAGGAGTGGTGGCCGGCGGCATATCCGGCGATGGGCGAGATCAAGACCGTCGAAGACTACCGCCGCGACTACGAGGCCGCGAAACACCGGGACGACCTCGGGGCCTTTGAACTCCGGCAATGTTGCCGGCCGACCCTCCGGGGTACGACATGGTGCCGGGGGGAGGATGTCCAGGCCTGCGAACTCGAGGCCCCCCTGGACCCATTCGAGACCTTCGCCGGCCGGCCTGTCTACGCCGCGATTGACATATCGACCCGCCTCGATATCACCTCCTGTGCCCTCGCGTGCCGGGTCGACGCTCATGTCTGGCTTTGGTGGCACCATTGGATCCCCCGCCCGGAGCGATGGCAAAGGTCCTATGCAGCCAACCTGGAGCGATGGGGCCGCCTGGATCACTGCCACGTCGGAGGGGAGACGGTCGATTACGACCACCTTGTCCCGTGGGTTCGGAGCCTCTGCGAGCGTCTGGACGTCCGAGAGATCGCTTGCGACGTGACCGGGGTCCTCGAGGGGCGACAGGCCCTCCTCGAACTCTCGGCGGAGCCGGGGATTCCGATCACAGCCGTAGCCCAGGACCGCCGCCATATGTCGGGCGCCGTGACCGCTTTCCGGGATCACGTCACCGGCCACCGGATCCGATTCAGCCCGGACGAGGTATTCCGGCTGGGGATGATGGGGGTGAATTTGACTTTCGATGGGGGGGAGCGGCCATATATCGAGAAGGCGCGATCGACCTCGATCGTGGATCCAGTGGTGGCGGCCGTGATGGCATCGAAGACCCTCCTCACCTCTGAGGTTGCCCAGTCGGCCCTCGAGGGTGGCGAGATGCCTCTCTAGGGGGTAGGATTCTTGAAGCACCGGCGCGAAGGAGATCCGCGCCGTGTTTGACTTCATCAAGAAAACGGTACGAGGATGGTTCCCGGGTGGCGCCTATGGCCCGCCGCCGTGGTGGTCGTTGTCCTCGAACTCCTCCAAGGTCACGGTCTCAGAACACAACGCCCCGAACCTGGCGCCCGTGTTTCGAGCGCTCACCCTGATCTCCTCCGACATCGCCCGGGCCGGCCGGAAGGTCCGGCTCCCGAATGGTGACTTCACCGAAGACCATCCCCTCCTCGATCTCCTGGACGAGCCGTTCCGGTTCATCTCCTCGCATGACTGGTTCCGCCAAATCGTGTGGATCACGATGCAGCACGGAAACGCCGGCGTGGTCATCGTCCGAGACGGCCGGGGGGATCCGATCGAACTCGCTCCCCTCGTGGGTGGTTCCCTCTCTCTCCAGGTATCGGGGGATGACGTCTCATACCAAGTGGCGAACGAGGCGGGGCGGTTCATTCCCGAGGACGTTCTCCATTTCAAGACCGCCGCCCCAGGATCGAATTGGCTCTGGGGGGCGTCTCCCTTCGCCCTCTGTACCGACGCCCTCACATGCCTCGCCCAGCAACAAGTAGCCGCCGAGCGAATGAGCGTCAATCTAGGGACCCCGCGCCTCGTTCTCCGACACCCGGGGACCCTGTCCGGTGTCGCTGTGCAGAATTTGAAGGATTCGTACTCCCGCAGTATTGCCGGCGCCAACAATGCCGGAACCCCGCTCGTTCTCCAAGAGGGGATGAACGCCGAAACGATCGAACCGAAGGCCGGGCAGGAATTCGCCTCCTCTCGCCTCTACTCCCTCGCCGACGTCTCGAGGATGACCGGCGTCCCGGCCTCGATGCTCGGAGACGGATCGGACACACGCTACACCGGCCTCTCGGAGCAGGTCTCCGGATACGTCGCCCAGTGCCTCCAGATCTGGGGCGGAATCGTCGCCTCGGAACTCTCCAAGAAACTCCTCCCCCCTGGCGAGCGCCTCGTCTTCGATTACTCAAATGTGAAGGCCGGAAGCCCGGCCGACGTGACAAACACGATGGTAGCGGCCGTGAACGCCGGACTCGTCACCAAAGACGAGGCCCGCGCCCGGATGGGGTATGGACCCCTCCCAGAAGAAACCGAGCCGGCTCCGACCCCGGCCCAACCCCCCCAGGATCCAACCGATGGAACTCCGAACGCATCGAGCGTCGACGATCTCGCCGAGTGACGGAAGGGTGGCCGGATATGCGGCCGTCTTCAATTCCCCGTCACACCCCCTCCCCGGGGGCCGTGGTCGTTTCGTCGAGCGGATCGCCCCGGGCGCCTTTGATGGTGCCGGCGAGGAGCGAGCCGTCCGTCTGTTTTTCGGCCACAACGACCGGGGCCTCCCCCTAGCCTCGACCGGATCGGGAACGATGAACATCCAGCAAGACGAGCGCGGCCTCAAATTCGACGCCGACATCGCCGACACCCAGGAGGGGCGCGACGTCCTGACCCTCCTCGAGCGGGGTGACATCGGCGGAGACGGTTCCGTTTCGTTTGGCTTCAGAGTGATCGCCGACGAATGGAACGCATCTAGAACCGAGCGGACTCTCCTCTCGGTCGACGTCCACGAAATCTCATTAGTATCGGAGGCAGCCTATCCCGGGACAGCCTCCAAAATTCGACACCTCCCGGGACACTCCGGCCGGCGGATGCAGATCCTCCGCGCCATCATGGAATCCAAGCAATGAAATCTCAGGAACTCCTCGACCGACGGGTGAAGGCATTCGCCGACGCCCGCGAAATTATCGAGAGCGCCGATCGCGACGGCCGCGAAATCACCGCCGTCGAGGAGGAGCGCTTCGATGCCCTCATGGCAGACGGCGACAAGGCAAACGCCGAGTACCAGGCAAGCCTCCGAGCCGAACGCCTCGAAAGCGCGGAGAAGTCTCTCGACCTCCCCGTCCGCTCGATGTCTTTTGCCCAGTCTCAGACGACGACCCTCGCAACCAGCGAATACGGAACCGCCGCCTACGAGACCGCCTTTCGTAATTACATCGCAACCGGCGAACGCCGCGACCTCTCGATCGGCAACGATGGCGCCGTGGTCCCCGATGATCTCCTGGCCCGGCTCATCGAGTACCGGAATCAGACGAACGTCATGCAACAAGTGACCCGGGTCGAGACCTTCCCGAACGACGTCCAGATCCCCCGCGAATTGACGAAGCCCGCCCTCGCTGGCTTCGTCGCCGAAGGGGCCGCAGCTGAGGACATCGAGGGAACCTTCGACGCTCCTGATGTGGACGCCTACAAGCAATTTGCCGGCACGACCTATACCGTCGAATTCCTGAACGACGCCCGGATCAACGTGAACGAAACCGTGGCCCGCCAACTCGGCGAGGCTCACGGGAAGAACGTCGAGAAGTACCAGTGTATTGGAACCGGCAACGGCCAGCCACAAGGTGTGTTTGTCGAAAATTACGCCACGGGAGCCCCGGATCAGGTTCAATCCACCGGCGCCCTGTCCTACGACATCCTGGTCGACATGGTCATCGGCGGACACGCCCCGCAGTACCTCGGGGGTTCCAATTTCGTCATGCACCAATCGACATTCGCCGAGATCTTGAAACTCACCCCACAGGGTGGCGGCCGGCCCTATATCGAACTTGGCACCGGCTCGATCCTCCGCGATGGCGCGGCCGCGATGCTCCTGGGATACCCCGTGTATCTCTCGGAATTCGCTCCCGTATACTCCGCCGACGCCGGGACGAACATCATCGCGTTCTTCCCGCCCGAGGCCGTCATGTGTGCCTACCGGCAGCAAATGACCATCCTCCCCGACCCCTACGCAGGATTTACCGGGGCCGGCGGTACTTCGATCGCTTCCAACGCATCGACCGGGAAGATCACCCTCTTTTCCTTCATGCGATGGGATCAGGTTCTCGCACGTCCGGAGGCCATCTCTCTCCACCGTCTCGCCGCTCCTTGAGGAGGTCGTGGTGGTGGTGGCGGGGTCGGTTTTGGCGGCTCCCCCTAACCGTCTCTCTTTCTCCCTCCTCGGGTCTTGCGCTGGTGCAAAGCGCAACGGGGGTCTCGGCCGGCATGCCGGGGCCTCCTCCCGTGGCGGGTTCATGGACTCGAGCAAAAGGGTTTACGGATGATCGAATGCATCACCCCAACGACGGCCGCCGTCACCCTCTCGGAGATGAAGGAACACTGTCGAGTTGTCGGAACATTGGACGACACATATCTGACGACCTTGATCCTAGCGGCCCAGCGTCTCGTCGAGTCGGAGACTCGTCGGACCCTCTCCTCGGCCGTCTGGCAGGAGACCACCGACGTCCGGGAGGTCCCGATCGAATACGGGGACCTCGTGAGCGTCGACCACGTGAAGACCGTCGCCAAGGATGGAACCGAGACCACCGTCGACGCCGCCGATTGGAACCTCCCGACGAACATGGGCGCGCGGTATGTCTACATCGACGACTCCGTGGATGGGACCTCGTTCCGGATTCGGTACACGACAACGATCAACGACGAAGCCCTCCCGATGGCGAAGCATGCCGTCATGATGATCGGCGCGCATTGGTTTGAACATCGCGAGGAGGTCGTGGTCGGAGTGACGCCGGCGAAGATGCCCCTCGGCTACCAGCACATTGTCGGACACCTCTCGATCGGGAGATTCTGATGCTCGCAGGCTTGATGCGTCAATCGGTAGAGATTTACTTCAAGCAGGAGACGACCGACTCCTCGGGGGCGACGACGTTCACATGGCTACCGGGTGGAATCGGAGACATCCCGGCGGATATGCGGAACGTATCGAGGAGGAAGACTGACGACAACGATATACAACCGATGGGGGCGGAAACGTGGGAGTGTCGGCTCCGCGCTCGTGCGGTTTCGAATGCCCAGGGGATCGGCATCGACTACGGGGATCGGATCAAATTCGACGGGAACTTCTATGAAATCGTGGGGATGGAAAACGTCCGCAGCCTGAACTATGAACTGATCCTTACCCTCGAACGTGTGGAGATTGCCTGATGGGTGGCCCGCGCGTGTTTGGTACAGCAGAGGTCGACGCGAAGCAATTCAAGCGTCTCATGGTTGAACTCGAGGGGATCACCGACGAGAAGAGACAGCGCTCGGTTTTATCGAACGCCGGCAAGGCCTCGATGATGGTCCTCAGAGATGAGACGATAAGGGGGTATCAGAAGGCCGGCTCGAAACTCCGCGCCGGTGGTGGCTCGTTCCTCTCCGGGTTGACCGCTAAGGGATCTTATTCTCTCGGAAAAACACAACGCCGGCGGGGCGGGGGTGGTTTCGATTTCCTCTCCTGGATCAATTTCAAGAGGCCCGGAAACCGTCTTGTTCACCTCTTCGATCTCGGGTTCACCCCCGGGGGTGGAGGATTGAAACGAGGAGGAGGCCGCCGGCGTCGACGTCGACCGATCCCAGGGTGGAACGTCCGACGCCGAGCGATGGCGGTGAAATCAGCCGAAATCGAGCGCGTGTTTTTCAACGCCGCCCGCGTCCTGATTGACCTCGGGAAGAAGCAGAAACCGAGCGTTTCGAAACTGCGCTCGATGGGGGGTGGCGGGTGATTGTCGGCGTCTACGGAATCCTCTCGGGGAATGCCGGCGTTACCGCCATCGTGGCCGACCGCATCTCCCCCGATGTCCGAAACCGTGGCGACGTCTTCCCCGCGATCACGTTCCAGGTGACGAACACCGAAACGACGACCACGTCGACCGGCTCGGGCCCCCCTCGATTCGGAAACGTTAACATCGACGCGATCGCCCGTACACGATTCGACGCCGAGGCCCTGGCCGATGCGATTGTGGCCGCGATTGAACTCCCCACGTCGTATCCCTCCGAGTGTCTCATCAATGGCCGCGTCGACTCCAGGAGCGCGAACGAATACCACGAGCGGGGCGGGGACACCGATCTCGTCTACGTCTCATCGATCACCGCAACATTCACGGAGGCCGGCTGATGGCTTTAGCGTATCCATTCAACGGGGCGACCCTTACCTTCGACACCGCCTCTTTATCCTCGCAACCGATCACAATCCGCTCGTGGTCGACGAGTGGGGGCGAGCGTCCCGAGATCGACATCACGACGACCGGGGACACCTATCGAAAGACGATGCCCGGCCTCGAGTCTCCTATTTTCTATTCGTTTGAGTGTGTCTATCAGTCGCCGGCCGGCGTGTCGGATTCAGCATGGAAAGCCATACTGGACTCTTGGCATGACGATTGCGAAAAAGGGGTCTTAACCTTAACCATCCCGACCTCTTGCACCGAGACCGACGCCGTGGCTTTTAGTGGGAACGCATGGGTGACGGGTCTCACCTTCGAGGGGTCGATGGATTCGGCCGTATCGATGTCGATCACCTTCATGATGGAGGCCTCCTGATGCCCTCAAAACCTCAATCCTTCAACGGGATCATTGTCCAATTCGGCGACCCCAACGGAACCCCGTACAGCCTTTACGCCACCTCATGGTCGACGAGCGGGGGAGACCGTCCCGAGATCGATCTCACCTCCGGCTCGGACGCTTACCGATACACCGTCCCCGGCCTTCGATCGGTCACGAAATACTCTTTCGAGTGCGTGATTCGATTCGACACGACCGCCGTCCCGAGTGAGACGTTGACGACGTTCCGGAACCGCCTAAACACTTGGAAGAGGCAATGTGACGAGGACACGATCACGATCAAGATCCCCGACGGATGTCCCGACGGGTCTCAGGCATATAACGAGATTTTCACCTCGTCGGCCGCATGGGTGACGGGTCTTACGTTCACCGGATCGATCGACAACCCGATTGGGTTCACGATCGAATTCACGATCAACTAGCAACACACACCGAGGAGAGACACATGGCAAAGATCGAGATCAACGGGAAGACATTCACCACGACCCCCCTCACATGGCGCCAGGCCCTGGCCGTGAAGGAGACCAAGGGGGGAGACGAACGGATGGCCGAGGAGATGGTCCGGGTGTCGCTGGGGGGGGTGTTGACGATCGAGGAGATCCGGGACCTCCCGCTCGAAACAATGAGCCGGATTATCGAGGAAGTGACCCTCGAGAATGGTGTGAGCAGTGGATGAGGAGACCAAATTCTCGTTTTTCCTCGCCGAGCGTCTCGGGATGATCCGGGAGGAACTCCTGGACCGGATGACCATGGCCGAGGCTATGGGGTGGGCGCGGTACTTCAAGACCCGCGACGGGGGCGAGATGTCTACCGATATGGAACAACTCCGCGAGAGTCTGGGGGGTCTGAAACGTGGCTAAAAAAGGAAGTCTTTTCATCAACATCGGCGCTCGTGTTGACGGGTTCAAAAAGGGACTCAATAAGTCGATGAGGATGCTCCGTGGGTACAAGAAACGAATCTCCCGGATGATGCCCTCACTCCCTGGAGGGATGCTCGGCGCCCTCGGTTTAGGAATCGGAGCGACCGGGATGCTTGGGGTCCTGATGAACGCCTCGCCGAAATTCGCCAAGGAGATATCGAGGATCACCGACATGATCGCCCCTCTTGCCTCGAAGATCGGAGACCGGCTCTCTCCATTCGTGGCGAAACTTGCCGATATGCTCCCGGCCCTCGTTGACGATGTGTTTAAATTCGCCGGCGTGATGGTTCAGGGATATCAAGACCTACAAAAACAGATGGTCGAATTTGGCGCCACCGTCGGAGACTGGCTTGGGAAGTCTCTTTATGGAGACCCCTCAGAAACAACGACCAAAGAGGAACTCGAGACCCTCCGAGAGATCCGGGACGAACTCAAGAGCCAAGGCAAAAGCGGGAACGCCGCCGCCGTTGAAAATGAATTCAAAAAGGGTACAGATATCGGATATCAGATGGCCGCGCCTGAATTCGTCACCCCTCGCTTCATGTAGGACTCACCTATGGCCGCAACGACCTATATTCTCCGAACCTCCGACACGATCGCCGAGTCGACCTTTGCCGCGACGACTCGAGACTTCGAGGCCGTAATCCGGGATTGCGCGCTAACTACGATCGACACGGCCGAGGAGGCCCGGGACGCCCTTGCGAGTGTCAACGGACTCGGCGGCCTCCGCCTCCGAGTGGGGACTCAACCCCAGGAGTACGACACCCTGACGAGTACTTGGGGCGAAGGCCGGCTCGGGTTCAACGCCTACCAAGGAAAGGCCCTCCTCCGCCGACTCGAAGTACAAAAGGATCCCGACGCAAGTGGGACGACCTTCCGGGTCAAGGGGACTATTTCCTCGTTTGGCCCTCCATCCGGAGCCGAATGTGTTCCGATGCGTACCACAGTCGAGAGCGCCGGAAGAGCCTCCCCGTCGTATCGTGCGGCCCCGATCGTGCCGAACCTCAACAGCGAAGCGCCGGCATCAAGTGGGGCCTTCGATATTGCGGATTGGGAGACGACGACCGGAGGCCTGAAAAACTCGAGCGGCACGAGTGGTGAAGAAGACTACGCGCCCGCCGGCGATATCGGTGGGAGGTACATAGATTTCAACGGCCAACCCATCCCCCAGATCGTCCCCCAGACCCGGATTACTATCGATCTCGTTCGCCGTCTCCCGTACTGGCAGTGGAAGACACCCCAGCAGCAGGGGAACGACCTTCAACTCTATAGCCAGACGATCAACGGGGATGCCTTCTGTCCTGGCAACTTCTGGACACCGATCGGGGCGCGTAATGAAAACGGCCTGCTCGGATTCGATCGCGGATATCTTCGATGGGAGTCGACAACGGTCACACCGCTCGAGGATGAATTCTCGACGATGCGGATCGTCCTCCTCGCCGATGCCTGGAAACACGCGACCCAAATTCCTCGACCGACGTATTTCAACGACCTCGGCGCGATGACGACGGCCGGAGACCCCCGGGCCATCAAACACTACATCGGCGTCTATTGGTCTCAACCACACGTTGATTCGTTTGACCTCGGGAATTGGTTTTATCCTGCGGAACTCGACTACCTCACGAAACTCTCCTCGAATTGTGGGCAAACCTGGCCGTGATTCTTCCCCCCGACATGATGGGACTCACGAAGGTTCGATTCATGAAGGTCGTTGAGTCGGAGGCCGTTCCGACCGACCCTCCTGGTGGGGTGTCGAATCGTTGGAAGTATCAACTCGAAAGCCTGAAATTTGACCCCCAGACCGGCGCCGTCGGAAGCCCGGCGGACAAATTCACTCTCCCCCGGGCCGGCGTCTGGAACGTGTGCGAACTCGCCAACACCCAGACCGTAGCGATGGGGATCACGATCGCCAACCTTCCCGGGACCTTCGCCCTTCAACCTGTACCAGATGGGACCATCGTCCCCGTGTGGCTCGGCCTTGATGATTCGAGCCAGTGGACCGGGTTCCTGATCTGGCCGAATCAATTCGATGGGGAGTGCTGATATGGCGGGGGAGACCGAGCGGAATATCCTCGAGATCGGTCTGGCCCTCGTGGGGTCAACCTTCCTCGCCGTGTTCGGGTTCTTCTGGAAGATGAGCCACCGAGTCACGGCCGCCGAGAAGGAAGTCGAACATTTGAAGCAAGCCACCTCCCGCGACTACAAGCAACTCAGGCGGGACGTCGACTACATCCTGAACAAGGTCGACACCGCCGATGACCGCCTTCATTCAATCGTCAAAAACCTCCCCAAACGAGATTAGACATGAAACCGAAAACCCTCCGATTCTTCGCCGCCGTCGAGGCCTTCGCGATCCTGACTACTTTTGTTGCGTTTTTCTTGATTTTGGCCGGGTGTAATACAAACGGGTTCCAATACCTCCCCGACGGGTTCGCCACCCCCGGGTCCATGAGGAACGCCGCCGCCACCGCTCGAGCCGAAGCCGACGCCCTAGACGCGATGGCGAACCGAACCGACGCCACCATCGGGAACACGATCGGGGTCCTCGAGAAGGGGGCCGATATCATCGGGGCGCCGGCGATCGTGGGGGGCCTTCTCGGGGCGGCCGGGACCCTTTTCGTCCCTCCTCCAGGAACCGCTCGCAAGCGTCGAAAAGCTGAAGACGCCGCCAAGGGGAACAGCAGGAAATGAGTCGGCGCCGGTGTTGTTGTTCCGGGTGTTTCTACGGGTGGGAGGTCGCCACCGGGGGGGACTGCGCCCACACCAAAACCGAGCGTCTCGAGTATCGATGCCCCCGGCCCTCTTATTCCTACGCCGAACTCCTTCAGAGTTACACCCAGCAACTCGGCGGCCCCCCTTGCCAATGCCTCAACACCAATTATCTCTCAGAGACCGTGTGCCAAGCCTCGCCCGATATCGTGTGCCGTTACGAACATTTTCACGAGCGAGACCCCAACGAGACGTATGAGTGGTGGTATCAGGCTCCCTCCGATGCCCTCTTTCCGCCATGTGAGAACACATGCTGTGGTTATCAATGGGATTCGACCTGCTGCGCCTCGGGGGGAACACATCCTCGTTGTGACCGGAATTACAAACTCTATTCCGGGGGAAAATGCTCCCCGTTCCAGAGGAACGTCATCGTTTCCGGATCGATCCCCGCCACCAACCCCTCCCCGGCGACCTCCTGCAATTTCGGAAGGTCCTACAAGTGGCTTGATGGTCTCTCCAACTATGCGACCATTTTCGGCCTCTCCTTCAATCATTGGGAGGTCATCTCGGGCGCCGTCGTGGGGCCTACGACCAAACTCTCCCCGGTTCAAACGATCGCCTTCCTCGCCTTCCCAACCAAGTGGTGGATGAGGGGCAACTCCCCAGGGGGCGGCCCTAGAGTCGGCTACAACTCACTTAGCCAGACAGACAACGCCGCCGCCACCGCCACCGACAACGCCGCCGCCGACGATAGGACGCCGAAATGGTGGGTTTATGCCTGCACGGGTCAACCCGTTTTTACGTGGGAACTCTATGAACTCTCGAGCCTCACCACCGCCGAGGCCGACGCTATCCTCCTAGCCGTCGCGGCCGGCGAACCCCTCCCCGCCGCCTCGATGCAGAAACTCGAAGACGACGGGATCCTGGCGAAGCCTCAGGACTGGGGGGATGCTCAGGGACGACCGATTAAGAAAACGATGCGATACTCGACGGGATTCGAGCAGACTCGATATTTCTGGGGCGCTACGGGGGGGTGGTCGTTCGCGTGTCAAGACTTCAGCGCGACCCCGGCCACAACGCTCGCCCAATACTGGCCCCAGATCCCACTCAAGTATTCAATGAGTGCCAATTTCGGGGACTCCTGTCTCACCGGCGCCCCGATCCCTGGGAATAACTGCGCGTGTCAGTCATCGGGCGGCCCTTGCGACTCCTGCCAGTCTCCGGCCCCGGCCGGGTGTATGCCCTTCCCGGCCCCGGCGTGTGGATCGGGGAACCCTCCGCATCCCTGCGACGTCGATGTGGTGATCGGGAACTGCAAGGGGGTACGGATGCAATACGCCGCCTACCAACTCGCCATCCCCTCCGCGACCTATTCGATCCCGTTCACATGCCAATCGAACCAATCGACCCTCGGCCGCTACGAGGCTGCCGTGGAACCCGTGAACCCTCTCGACCCCGCTCCGATCGACTACACCCAGATACCCCCGCCGGCGGACCTCAGCCACTACATCCCCAGGAGCGTCTCGGAAGCAACGAGGAACGGGGACAATGGGAACCCGATGTGCTGTGGAGGGATCGGCGTCCTCGGCGTGGGGGCCGTGGATTGCCCAGCGAACGCCCCGACCGGGGCCGTCTGCACCTAATCAGCACCGGCCGAGACGTCGAAGACGTTCTCGAGGCCCGTGTTTGTATGTAGGACATGCAAACAGACCCAGACCAGAGACAAACAGACAAACAAGGAACCCCCCGAGATGTGGATCGATGAGACACCCAGGAGAGTCGAAGGAGCAGGAGAAACCACCGCCGGCGGATCCCCGAGGGGCCTCGGGAGCCTGATTTCCTCGATGCTCAACCGGATCGGGATCAAGAAAAAGCCCGGGTGTGGATGCCAGAAACGAGCCGACACCCTCGATCGGCTCTTTCCGTTCAAGCGTTGACGGGTGGAATGCCGACGGGTAGGGTGTCAACGCACACACATGAGGCCCGATAATGGGTGCGACGTAAAACAGCGAAACACCCCGGAAGCGTCTTCCAAATCTGGCCGAGTGTGTCCTCTTTGAATGGGAGAGGCAACACATGCCACGAATATCATCGAATCTGTACGTGAGACCGGGGACATACCTCGCGATCTCGACCCTCGCCGAACGGGAGGGGATCAAGACCGTCGACGCCGCCGAGCGGATTGTCGATTTCTACGCCAAACACCACCAAGGGATCCCACAAGCCTCCGAGACGTCCTCCCCGGCCGTCTGGATCGGCCCGGTTCAGGGTTCCGACGGTCTACCCCCTCGAGGGGTTGAGCGGGTCTTCCGGGGTGGACTCGGCCCGGGGTGGCGCCATTGCCGCCGAGAGGAGGGGGCAGCATGAACGACAAAGACCTCGAACTCCTCGCCCTCCTCGCCGTGTTCGCCCTCTGGATGGCCTCCTGGCCGATCCGCCTCCGGTTCGGATGGGGGGTGAAACGATGAAGACCGAACACCTCCAACGGTCGGAACAACTCCGCGACGGTCTGATGGTCATCGCCGTTGAACTTGCATCCATCCTCGCCACGATTGCAGCGGCCGAGGGGGACGACGACATCGCCCCGAATTGCTTGAAGGCTGTCCACCACGGCCTCCAGTCGATCAAGGAGCCTCTCCGGAAGTCGATGGAACTCTCCTCAGACATCCTTGCAGCGGATCGCGCCGCCGTTGCCCAGGCCGGGGGGTCGTGTTGTCAGACCCGCCCGGCATCGGGCCCGCTCGAGATTCGGATCATCGACGACCTGATGAAGGGGGGCCATGCATGAACATCGAAGCGATGCCCCTGTGGGCCTCCTCGGAAATCTCCCGAATGGCCCGAGAATCCTCCCTCCCCCGAGAGGGATCGAAACGCCGGCGGATCCTCGAGGCCCTCGCCGCGTGTCCCTCGACCGACGATGAACTTGAGAAGGCCCTCGGGATGTCTCATCAGTCTCTCTCCGCCGCTCGTCGCGGCCTCGTCAAGGATGGACACGTCGAAGCCTCCGGAGACCTCCGGAAGACCTCCTCCGGCTCCATGGCGCAAGTCTGGCGGGTTTCCTTCACCGCCGGCGACCGGATGCGAAGGAGGACGACATGAGCGACGTCCGCTCCCGCCGTTTTATCCTCGTCGACGTCGCCCTCACCCGGAAGCCGTCATTTCGGACCATTCGCCGATCCCTGGGGGAGGGTGCCGACCGCCCCTCCCCTGGGGAATTGGTGGGGTGGCTCGTCTCCTTGTGGTCCTACTGCGAAGACGTCTCCCGGAGGTCCTTCGACGACCCCGACGACCTCGCTGAGGCCGCCGGCGTCCCTCGCCCCCTCCTCGATGCCCTCGCCGCCGAGAAGTGGATCCAGAAACGAGCGGGAGGCCGAAAAGGCTCAACGTGGACCGTTCGCATGTGGCAGAACTCCAGGGGCGAGGCCCCGACGATCGAGGCCGACGAGGAGAACGACCCGGGAACGGTCTCGAACGCTCCCGAAGCGGTGGCCGAACGCCCCCGGAAACGGTCGACATCTACCACCGCACAAAAGAAGAGAGGAGACAAGACCAGTCGAGACGAGACGAGTGAACACGAGACTCGACGAGTCGAGACTGGAGAGGGGGGGAAGAGGGGAAACCCCTCGGAGTCGGAGTCGGCGGGGTCGGATACGCTCCCAGGCGGGGGGGATGAACTCTCCCCCGCCATGTGGGCGAGGTCCCAGGGGAAGACCCTCTCCCAGGTGTTCCATGAGACGCTCGAGAAGAGGCGGGGAGCCTGATGTCGGTCTCTCTCTATCTTCCCCTTCCCCCGTCCACCAACCGGCTCCGGATCCCCCAGCGGGGTCGACTCGTGACCTCCAGGGAATACCGCCGATGGCAAGACGACGCGATGATGGCCCTCCTGAAACAGGGCCGAACGGGTGGCGGGTTGATCGATTTTGAGGAGGGGACCCTCGTCGATGTGTCCCTCACCGTCCACCGGGAATCGAACCGGAGGCAAGACATCGACAACCGCACGAAAGCCGTTCTCGACATCATCTCGGGGATCGTCTACGCCGACGACGCCCAGATCGCCGCGCTCCATGTCTACAGGGGGGAGAAAAGGCAGCCTGGCGGGGTGGCCGTGGAGGTTCGGGAGGTGGTGTCCGAATGAACGCCTTCCCGCCGGCGAACATCAAGGGGGTCAAGGAGACCCGGAAGCCCTCCCCCAGGAGCGAGGGTCGACGCCTCTGGAAGACGGCCCGCGCTCAGCGGTTCCGGGCGTGGGTCCTGGCCCGGGACATGGGGACCTGTCGCATATGTGGCCGATCGGCCACCGAGGTCCATCACATCGACCCGATCGAGGCCGGCGGGGCCGTGCTCTCGGCGGGGAACGCCATCGCCATTTGTCACCCCTGCCACCTAGCCCAACACGCCTAGCCCCCGGGAGCCGGACCCGATGGGGACCCCCTCAGAAAAAGAGCCACACCCCCCAGAC